TAGTTCGGCTGTAATCGGAAAGTGTTTCGTCCTGACATTACATTTAACAGCATTGGTGCAATCTAATTGCTTCGGTGTTATCCTTTAAGTCGTTTGCATCCTGCACGAATTGACTTCGCAGGAGTGGTAATAACGACTATGTTTCAAGGTTTTTCATCTGTTAGTTTTTGCTTTCATTCTCCCCCGTGCGTGCTGCACTGTATCAATTGTCGTTTTTCCTAAACTGTATGAAAACAAACACGCACGGGATATAAAGAACGAAAAAAGCCTGAAACGGTAGGACGCGATCAGGCTTCTTCTTTCTATCACAAAAGGATAAGGTCTTAGAAACGTCCTACTGTTTCGGTTCACAAACATACAAACTATTTCATTACCTCCAAACTCTTTTTTAAAATATTCGTTAAAGCCCCTTTCTGATCGGTTGCCAAACATAACTCAACGCCCAATCTTTTCAACTCATCCCGTAACGCTGCAAAATCTTTTTGACACCGTGCGATCTTGTCGGGATGCCCTAACGATTTATGCCCGATCAGATCAACACCGTTCAAATGTATTTCAGTCGCTCCCATAAAGTACGCATGAACTACAGCGACAAAAGGCGAACAGATTGAATACGGGTACTTGTCTTTATTGCCCAATCCCGACACGTCCGACCGATACCGACACCGTTCAAAACTTACCACATTGTTACGGTATGCATGCCATTCTAAACAGTCGGTGTAAAGTATAGCGGGGTGGTTAATGATACGTTGTTTCCGATCATCCCGAAAAACACGGGGCGGATCGACCAACACCAAAGCATTAACATCGAACGGGCAATCATTAACCCCAATGTAGTAATCATAACCGTCCAACCTTGCAGCGGAACTACCTAGACCAATGACAAGTATTTTCATTTCAGAATTGTGCGAACAAAGGTAGTACACGCGAAGGTAATTTTGAAGCATGGCAGAAAAACACGTTTACGTATTCGGTGACATTGGTTACGAAGTCCGAATGACTGATATAGTTGCGGCTACGAAAGACGTAACAAGTGAAGATACTTTAGTTGTTCACATCCACTCTCCAGGCGGTGACGTTATGGAGGGTTTTGCTATACATGATTTTTTAAGATCATTAGGGGCTAAGGTAGAAACAAGAATTGAGGGGCTTTGTGCTTCAATCGCTACTGTTATTTCATTAGCAGGGGACGTAAGAACAATGACCGAAAACTCTACATTCTTTATTCATAACCCGTGGACAATGGGCGGGGGCGATGCTTCTGAATTAGAACGTGTTGCAGCAGAATTAAGACTTATTGAAAATAGGCTATCTGCTTTTTATTCTAAAAAAACTGGACAAGATCAGGATTCTTTGCTTGCAATGATGAAAGAAGAAACATCAATGACAGCAGAAACCGCAAAAGAATTGGGCTTTATACACGAAATAGTTAACGGTGTAAAAGCAGCAGCGAGAATGAAACCAAATAACAATCAACAACCAATAAACATGAACCAAAACGAAAACACCATGTCTTTGCTCGGCAAGATTTGTCGCAAACTTGGTATCAAAAACGAGTTCACTGAAGAAGTGAAAGCCTTGTCGGTAACGCTGGCGGACGGCACGACTAAAATCAACGTAGTAACTGAAGGCGAAAGCCCTGAAGTTGGTAATGAAGTACAGTTCGAGGACGGTACACCTGCAACTGACGGGGATTACACAATGGCGGACGGTACAGTAATTACCGTTGCAGCAGGTATGATCTCGGCTATTAAAGAAGCGGCTGAAGATATGAAGCCCGAAGATGAAGAAATGAAAGCGTTGAAAGCGGAGGTTGAAACCTTACGTGCTACCAATGCAGAACTTCAGACTAAGATCGACACGTATGCTTCGACTGTTGAGCAAATCAACGCAAAGTTAGAGCAGACCTACACCGCACCAGTTCGTAAGACTGTTGTTCGTAAGACCGTTGAAACTAGCGAAAAGGCTATGTTCAGCAAAGACGATTTAAAAACCACTAAAACCAAATAAACGAAAATGGCATCAATTATCAACTTAGCTTCGATCACTTGGAATGGTGAGGAAGTAAAATCGTTTGCCGAAGCGACCATCGAAAAGGTGTTCGAGAAACCCGAAGTAACGGAGTTCCACACCATCGAAGAAGGCATCGTAGCAAAAAAGCAAATCGTATTCTTAGGATTACTTTCGAAAGTATCTAAAAAAGATGCGGGTTGTGCATCTGAACCTACCAACGGTTCAATCAGCACATCTCAGAAATTCTGGAATCCTGAACAAATTGAAATTTGGCAGTCTGAGTGTTACGCAAACTTGGAAGGTAACTTCATGGTTTACGCTAAAAAACTCGGTATCGATTCAACCGATCTAACTGGCACAACTTGGGCGCAGTTTTTATCTGATCGTTTGACTGATGCAATGGCTGAAGATGTTTTCCGTATCGTTTGGTTTAACGACAAAGACGCTGCGAATTACGATGATAGCCCTGCGGGCAAAATCACTAACGGTGTTTCCGTTGCTGACTACAATATCATCGATGGATTGTTCCAACAACTTGATGTTATCGTTGCTGCGGATTCAAGCCGTGGTGTATCGATCGCAGAAAACGCACTAAGCACATACGCACTTCAGGACGCTCTTGCAACTGATCGCGCTTACTTGGTGTACAAAGCGTTGTACAACAATGCAGATTATCGTTTGCGTACTCAGCCCGATCAGATTATGATCTCAACTCAATCGTTGGTTGATAACTACGTTGATTATTTGGAAAGCAAATCTCAAGTATTTAGCCTTGAAGAAACAATCAACGGTATTTCACAACTTAAATTTAGAGGTAAAATAATCTACGGATTCAATTTCTGGGATCGTACTATTCGCGCTGACTTCGACAACGGTACGAAGTGGGATAAGCCTCACCGTGCATTGTACACCACAAAATCAAATATTATGGTAGGTGTTGACGCATCTTCTGCAATCTCTGAATTTGAGGTATGGTACGAAAAGAAAGACAAGACTACCAATATGCGTGGTCACTACAAAATCGATGCGAAGATTCTTGAAGATTATCTAGTTCAGTACGCATCTTAACCTTTAAAACTAAGAGATATGCCTACGGGATGTGAAGGATTATTTGAATCGATACTGCTGAATTGTAATACACCAATTTCAGCAGGTGTTCAGGACACATTGTACCTAATTAACTTTGACGATATTGCTTCGACAACGGCTAATGTGGACAATCCGAACCTGATTACTGGAATCACTTTAGTAAGTGGTGCAGTAGCGTACAAGTTTGAAGGGAAAAACAGTTCAATCGAACCACGTGCAGCGTTGGTAAGACAGCGTTATTCTGAAGTTTACGACCATGAAATCACTTTCAAGGTATTCGACAACGGGGCGGACGTAAAAAAGAACTTGCAAGGTGCGGTAACTAAGAAAGTTGTAGCAATCGTTGAGAACCGTTTTAAAGGTTCTGAAGGTGACGCAGCGTTCGAGATTTACGGTATCACAGCAGGACTTCAAGCGGGTACGTTAGAACGCACAACTGCTGATGCTGATACACAAGGGGCTTGGAATGTTGTTTTAGTATCTTCGGAATTTGAAAAAGAGCCGAACTTACCTGCAACATTGTTCGATACTTCTTATGTGATTACAAAAGCACTTGTTGAAGGATTGACAGTTTAAGACTATGACGGGACAAGACTTATTAAGTCAAGTCAAATCACTACGGGATGCGCTCAAAATATCTGACAAAGGTGTTTTAGGGCGCATCTTTGATTTGAATGACACCTATTTTGCGGTTAAGACAAAAAGAAATTGTGTAAATTGCGCTACTGAATGTTTGGCACGGTTAACGATGCTGGCAAAACAACACCTTAACGAAGAAATCCCTATGAAAAAGAACATCATTCAACCGAAAAAACTTGGAGAAAAGACCCTTGTTAAGTACGATATTCCGCGTCCATTCAGACCGTTTGGGGAAAGTAAGTTGTATGCAAACTTTAATACTACTGATCAAGAAATCGAACGATTTTTAAAGGTAGCACCTCAACACACGCTTTATGTAACGATGGCAGACGGCTCACCATTCGAGTTTCCGAAAGCAAAGAAAGCGGTTGTTAAAAAAGAAGAACCTAAAGACACTGAATAATGAAAGTTACAACGGGTAAAACTCGGCAACGGGTTGTATTACCTGATTATAAGAAGGAGCAGATTGAGGCGTATGACGCTGATAATAGCTACCCTCAACGAATCAGGGATGCGGTTAATGCTTCGGGCGTTGCAAAGGCTTGTACTGAGATATTTGCCCGTTATATTTTCGGGGACGGTATAGCTGATACGGTACTGGCGAAGCGTGTTGTTGACCGTAAAGGCACGACATTAGATAAACTGCTTCGTAAGTGCGTGGATGATTACGGCTTGTGGTATGGATTCGCTGTTCACGTGAAGTATAACGCATTTGGTGAGCCGATTGGTTACTATCATTTACCGTTCGAGTTTTGCCGTAAGGGAGTGTTGAAAAAAGAAGGGCTTATTGCGGTTTATGACAACTGGGATAAACGCGATATGAACAATCCATACACGGCAAGTAAGATCGACTTTATGCACCCGTATAATCCAAACACGGTTATAAGTGAGATCAATTCGTGTGATGGCGAAACGATTGAAGAAAAAATGAAACACTACAAAGGTCAAGTGTTTTATTACTCACGTTTAGGTAACGAATATCCATTAGCCCCGTCCGATCCAGTTATTGAGGACGTTCAAACTACTTATCAGATCAAACTGTTTAAGAATAAGAACATCCGAACTAACTTTATGGCATCGCATATGTTCGTGCATAAAGGTTCGTTTGAAAGCGAAACCGAACGCGAGGATATGATAAAGTCATTAGAGCGTTTTCAAGGGGCTGAAATGGCGGGTAACATTATGCTGATCGAAGCAGACTCGAATGAACAAGTACCAACGCTTCAACCGTTCACTATTCAGAACAACGACAAGCTATGGGAGTTTACCGAAAGTTCAACGGTTAACAACATCGTACAGAACTACCTTATACCACCCGTAATGATTGGAATATTACAAGCGGGTAAGATGGGAACGGCAAACGAGATCAACGATGCACAGCAGTTTTATAACTCACACACCTCGTCTGATCGGTTGATATTTGAAGAAGAATTTACCCGACTAATGGGGCAGACGGTTGTTCTCAAACCGAAATCACTAATATTTAACGCACCAACTCAATGAGGCAGATCATAACAGTTGAAAACATAGCGACTTACCGCGATATTACTTCCAACGTACCGAGCAAAAGAGTAGTGCCGTTTATCAATGAGGCTCAGGACATCGACCTAAGAAACGTACTCGGTAAGGCTTTATTTGACAAGGTTGTTGAAGATATATCCCCGTTGAATTACCCTGAATTAGACGCTTATATTATCCCGTGTTTGTCTTATTGGGCTTATGCTCGAATCGTGCGTAACAATCGGGCAACGGTAACATCGAACGGGGTGGTACAGAAAAACGTGGATGGAAGCGTACAAGGCAACGACCAAGCGGTTACGTTCTTAATAACCGATGCTAAAGAAGCGGCTGCGGCTTATGCGAACCGACTGATTGACTTTCTAAACGAAAACAGTGCAGATTACCCTGAATGGGGCGCATCTTGCCACAAACCGAACGTAAAAGGTTCGATCAAGATCAGTGCTGTTGGGGATAGCAAGGATTACAACGAAGCGGTAAAAGACGAAGTAAATCGACAATCTTTATACGGAAACAATGGCAACCGAATTTATTAACCAAACCCGACTGATAACGGTTATAAAGGACGGTGTCGAAATGAACTTCACCAAACGAAACGTTAAGCTACATCAC